GTCCCATTATTTGAGCCATGTGAATCATTAGCATCTGCGCTAAGATTCCACCATGATACTAAGTTTGTTTTTTCGCTATCTGTTAATCCAGCATAATTCTTGTTCATTATTGATTTAATTTGCGCTTGTGTTAATACTGATGACCATACACCAACATTGCATATATATCCATCCCAATTATTATTAGTCGTATTGCTTTCTTGCCCTATTCTAACTCCAGGTGTACTTGGTACATGTAGATTTCCACCACCACTATGAGTAGCAGTAGCATTTAAAGTACCATTAACATATAATTTAATAGCTCCATCTGAAGTATTATATGTAAAAGCAACGTGATACCAAGGCGCAAATGATGTAACTACACCTGTACCTTGACACAAAGTATGGTCTGAACCATTTGAAGAAAGTCTCACAACAAATTTATTTCCTGATTTATCATACCTTAAATGATAACTTTTTTCATCACCATCTGCTTCAAAAATTCTTGCATAATTATCAGATGAGTCTTCACCAGGAAATTTAACCCAAGTGCTAACTGTAACAGAATTTGGATTTAATCCTGTAGTTCCACATTCTATATAATCATCCGAACCATCAAAAAATGCAGCACCATCACTTACAGGTACTACACTGCCTGCATCATACTTATGCTTTAATACGAGGTTATCTGTTACTATACCAGGTGTTATAGGTTTAGAGATTGCTCTTGATAAGTTACTACCTAATCCTAAAGGCATATTAACCTATATAAGCTATTACTGCACCAGAAGTTAAATCTATACTAGTCCAACGACCATAGATAGTCATTCCTGCTGGTATAGTTTCTGAAGCCATTGTGTTACCATTGTATGAACCTACACCATAACCATTTGTAGTATCTGCAGGTGTTAGCGCATTAAACACAGTATCTTCTATACATTGTATTGCTACAAAGTTTCCTGAGTGTACAGAAGTGTCTGATATGAATTTAGCTCCAGCCTGACCTAAAGCAGCATTTTGTGCTTCTACGACTGTAAGCTTATGTAAACTTGAGTTTGCCATTTTATTCTCCTTTTGAGTGTACTTTAAGCTCTGGCATGAGCATGAACGTACTTGTTATAAAAAATTCTTAGTAGATTCGGGGCAAGCCTTTTATATGACATGCCCCATAGTTCTACAAAACTATTAAACCTTATTTATTCGGTTTAGCTAAATGGAGTTGCAACAGTTCCTTCAGAATATAAAACTGCTTCTACTTGCCACATTTTATTACTTAATCCAACAAGCTCAACAGAGCCACACATTCCAGTTGTTCCACCATTCAATGTAATAACATCATCATCAGTTTCATCAGGTGCAAAAACTTTACATTGCGCAGCTGTTCCATCAGCATCTAACATCAAAGCATAACCACTAAATAAAGTTGTTGTTGCATCTGCTGTTATAGTATGATTGCCACTTGTATTTGCTCCAAAAACTATTTTGATTCTATCTCCAACATTTGGTGCAGGTAAAGTAACAGCGCAGCCATCTAAGTCAGTAACAAGATAACAAAATCCGTCAGCTGCATCAAATGCTGCAGTTTTAGCTGAAAACTTCCATTTATCTATCTGTTGTCCATAGCTATTGCTACTTGAGTTTAATACGTCACTTCTCATATAACTAAGCTCCTTCTATGTTAAACAACGCATGTGTTTCAGGAAGAGTTATTTCAAGACCTGCTTCTGTAAGAATCATATCTTTTCTTAAATCCTCATCTGCTTGTTGCACATTTGTTGTAATTGATGTATCACGATTAATACCATTACCAACTAATGGTCTGTAAGATACGTGGTCTAAATCAACTAAAGCCATAAATGTTGAAGCTAAACCTCTAAATAAAGGTTCTTTCACAAGTGATAAATCACCATGAATTGTTTCAATCTTCATTATTTTATGACCGAAAGTTCCATTAGAACGCTCAAACATATATCTTCCAGGATTATCTTCTGTACCACCAAAAGAATCATCTACAAAAGAATTGCCACCTATTTTATTAAATAGAGATATAACAGGTAATGAACATAATGCTAATTTAGATGCGCTTCCACCTCTTGCAGGGTCAAAAACAACTTCTAAATCAGAAAGGAAGTTATCGTATGTCATAGAGCCTGAAGCTATAGATTTATGATAAGCTGCACCTTCTGTGTAAGAAAGTTGATTTGCATCCGTTTGAGGAGCTGCACCTTCAGCAATAATATGACCTACAATACCTTCAGTGTATTGAACACCACCAACAGAAGCTCTTTGTCCAAAAAGCATAGCTCTTTCAATGTCAATTTTATGTTCTCTTAATTTAAGATTCCATATTCTTTGCCATTCATCAGCATATCCTCTGTACACAGTAGCTCTAGCTGTATTAGACATTTCACATGCAGTTTTAAATATTTGAGTAAAACCATAATCATTGTCTAACTTTTGTGAAAACACATCTGGCGCTCCAGAACCTTCAGCAAATGCTGTTCCAATTACTTGACATTTTACTGCTGTACTAGAACCATCAATAGTAACTGCAGATGTTGAGTTTTCACGCAACCATCTAACTTCTATTTCTGTTGCTGAATTTACAGCTGTAACAACGCATGTTGCTGCATTTGTTCCTTCACCCATACCAGATATAGTAGATGAAACCATAAGTACCATGCCTTTAATTATCCATGGTGATGAAGATATAGTCATTGTGTCTGTAGTGTCTTCTGCTATAGCACCAAGATTACTTGATGTAGTAAAGCTTCTATCAGTCATTGCAATTTTAGTTCTATCTTCTAAAAATCTAAATTGCGAGTCTGCTGTAGGTACTTTACCTACATTTGACAAGTATACAAAAAATGGTGACTCTTCTGGGGCTAACTCAGCAATTCTATCACTAAAGTCATACAGTCTTCTTGTGCTTAAATTTGCACTGTCTACTGTATTGCCGCCAGGAGTACCAAATTTTACTTGGCCTGTTTCATAATTAGCCATTTTTTTCTCCTAAGTTATATTATAATTTACAATACATTAGTACGACTACCAGCTTTTAAAATACCATCCCACATAGCATCTTCGTCAGACTTAGGAGTTTGAGGAGCTTGTCCTTGTAATACACCGCCTTGAGCAGGTGTTTCCTGTGTTTGACGCACACTATCAAGTGGTCTTTTTATTTGCTGGCCTTGTTCAGAGTTAGCTACAGCTCTCCACATTTTAATAGCGCCATCAACACCATACTCAGCAGGATTTTGTGCTGCAAAATTCATAAAAGAGTCTACTTCTTCTGGGCTTAAGCCTCTTTGTTGTAGTTCGGTCTTTAACTGCATTTCACCTTGATTTCTTTGTAATCCTTGCATTTGTTGATTAACAGCTCCATTTATAGAGTCCTGTAGTTCTTGTTGTCTGAACTTGTACGATTTAGACTGTGGGTCATTATAGGCTTCCCATGGGTCAAATTCATCTTTAGCTAATTCAATACGTTCAGGTTGTGTTGGTTGACCTTGTCCTTGTACCATACCAGTTATGGTCTGGGTTATATCTGGACGAGATTCCAATAATTGTCCTATTTTTTCATATTGCTTTAGTTTAGAGTTTTCCGCTGCGAGTTTGTCCTTTTCACTTTGGAAGTACTTTGCTTGTTCTTCCCAGTTTCCAGAAGTCTCCTGCGTATTAACACTTTCGTCTTGCCCTACATTATCAACGGTTTCACCTTCTTGATGTCCGTTTTCATATGCGTCACTCATTTATTATCCTTCCTGCGATTTCTCTTGCCCTTTTTGAGCTTCACTACGTAAACGTAATTTCTCTGACTCGAGTTTAACCGCATTACCTAGCTTATTAGCAGCTAGTTTGTTTTTAGAGCTATATTCAAGCTCTTGTTCTTTAAGTCTTGTTTTAAACTTCTCAACTTCTGTTCTTTGTCTAGAAGATACAGTTTCACGCTGAGCAGTTTGTAAATCTCCACCAACCTTTTTAAGTTG